CGGAAATTTACACTAGATATTAATTATTTAATTTTACTTATCGATTTTTTGAGTGTTTCTTACAGATCTAATCGCTATTGTAATCTCACTAATTGATAGCATATTATCTATTTGGAGATTTATGCCTAGTCGCTTATATTATAAACTTTGCGTGCACTGTTTATATTTATAATTCAGACTTTCTAATACCAAATATGGTTACTTATGATCTCACTTTTCTTTCCCACTACATTTTTGTTGTGGATTCTTTATCTTTTCTATGGAAATAGATTATACCCAATTGTGATTTTCACTAAAATCCTAAAATATTAATTTCATTTGTGATTATTTGGAATTTAATATGGTTAGTTATACCCACCCCTTCGAAGCTTATTTAGCTATGAACCATGATATGTGTGTAAGGTAGAACCTATGGCACTTTCATTAAATTGTAGACTTACTTTCAACGTAGTAAGCGTAATTTTCTAAAATAATGGTGATGCATCCTCTATGGGATAAGTGTTACTTGAAACTATTAAAAGGGATCCGTCCGATTAGAACCGGATAGGATGTTCTGTATCTGCTTCATGCAACTTTCAAAACAAACCAATCAACCAAAAACTGTTACAGTCAGTTCCTCTGTACCTCAAATCGAATCTTTTCAAACTCCATTTGTGGACAATACCCCTACCGAAATACTTGATGTTAGGTTAGCTAGTTTTTTGAATAAAGCTAATTCTTCTATTTCTCCTTCTCGACGTAAAAAGCGAGATGACAAAACGTTTATACGTTCTGATAATAATGTTTTTAAGCATCAAGACACTTTTCAGACATACATGAATACTCTGGATTTGAATTTGTTCAAATTTAAAGCTATTTATGTGTATCTGATGAGATTTTCTGCCGTATTCTATAATTTTAGAGTAGGCTCAACTTTAGATGATATGTCCGAACAGGCAATCGAGGAGATTTTATTATCCTTTAAAAAGACTGTTCACAAAATGAACCAAGACCTCAATCCGCGCACAACAGATAGGATTGTATCTTTCGTTCAATATTACATGGACATTTGTCCCGTTTGTCATTCTCTGACATGTGTATGTAAGGCTCCTTCTTTTGAGCTTACTAAACTTTTGACTGATGCCCCTTTCTCCATCTTTGGAGAGGGTGGGGGCCAAAATCTCTTTGAGATTCTTTTTGACGGTAAGGCTTGTACAACTCCGGCCTATAACTTGGCCTATGGTAAGGCAGTAGCCCATATTTTTGATCTTGGCATTTCTGATGCCGATCTTATGGCTACTAACTGGGAAGATCCAACTCATCCCACCCTAGTAATCATGGCGTCACGTCAAGCAATTTATAATGAATTTATCACGTTGATAGATCCGCTGTATCTTGAGCTTGTTAATAACCAAATACAATTTGCTAGTCAGAATCCTATAGTTCATGAGACTCTGGATGATGGTTACGAATCTGATGTGGTTGTTCCTCAGATGGGATTTTTCCCTGATATTAATGTTAATCATAGCATCAATTTTAGGGATTTTCAACTTCCTCAGCAGTTTGAACACATTTTGAATAATGTTCAACAAGCTACTGCTACTACTTCCAATATTGCTACCAGTATATCCGATTCCACTAATAATGTTATTTCGGGAGTCACTGGTACTTTAAAAACAATGCTGCCTCTTATAGCTGTTATTGCCTTAGTTTATTTGTGTACTTCTGATGCACGGACTTCGGTATCCAACCGACAGATGGCTGCAGGCATAGTATGTTATCTTTTGGCCAGCGAACTCACTTCATTTTCTTTCAAGTTGACACCTTTATTGGGTCGTCTAGCAACTTTGCTTGACACCGATCCAGTACCTGATCCTGATATTGTAGTTCCCCAAGTTGGTATGGAATCTATTATAGATATTGTGGGATTGATTTATTCCGCAATTATTTTGCGGTATTTTCCTCTTAAATCCCCTAAGAACCTTATGGATTCGGTTACCTCCTTTTGGAAGGCTAAACCAGCCCTGGAGGATATTTTTCTTAAATCTTTTGAATTTATCCAAGGGATAGTTAATACTTTTATAAAGGATCATACTAATTATAAGCCTTTACGATTCTTTTCTGCCAATGAACCGCGTATCAATGAACTTTTTAAGACCATTGATGAACTTACTGAAGAGTTCAATTCGCATACTTTACCTGCAACTGCAAGTAATTTGGGCAGAACGAAATCTCTTTTATTAAGAGTTACAGGTATGTATCGGGAGATGAAGTCTTCCGATTCTAATGCCCGTTTGTTGTGGTCTGAGATAGTTAAGTTGCAAGGAATTGTGTCTCATATACAGTCCCGTAATGTCTCTATTATGGGTTCTCGTCAAGAACCCGTTGTTTTACTTCTAGTTGGTAGTGCTGGAGTTGGCAAGTCTATTGCTGCTGAATACATAGCTCGTGACTTATCTACTATTGATGCGACTCCAAGAGAGATGGAAGTTATTCAAGGAAATCCCTCTGAATATGTTTTCGTATATGCTCCCGAGATCGTGCACATGGATGGTTATCGTCAAGATAATAAAGTTCTGGTGTGTGATGAATTTATGCAGATTAGAGATTCTATAGGAACCTCTAATCCTGAGATTATGAATTTTATTCGTGTTGGAAGTGGATTCCCAATGCCTCTGCCTATGGCGCATTTGCATGAGAAAGGAGCTGTTAATATGATTTCCAAGTTTTGTATTTTAACATCTAATGATATGAATATGCATTTTGAATCAATTTGTGCTCCTGAAGCAGTTCGACGTAGATTCCAATTTCCTTATATGGTTATACCCAAACCTAAGTATTGTAAGAATCCGGATGCACCTCATCGCAATCAAGTTTTTGATGTCGATAAGCTGCCTACGGGTACTTTCAAAATTGATGGAATTACTCGAGACGTTACTATTTTATCACCTGATGTCCAATTGTTTATCAAGGTTGATTTTTCATGCCATCCTTCACAATTAGATTTGAGTGTCCCAGCTCTAACTTATCAGCAATTGATGAGTAAGATTAAAGAGGCTTATGAGTTACGTAAGTTTTGGAGGGCTGCTCAACTTTCTGAGTTGAATAGACCAGATCGTGAGATTTTCTATGATGCAGAAGATACTGTGATACCACAGTCGGGTGAAGATGAAGTCTATAGAGGCTCTGATGAAGCCTTAGCACTTTTTGAAAGGATTTTTCATCCATCGCTTTCGGATGAACTTCGAACCGAGTATTTCATTCGTTTAACGGGTGTTGCTAATTGCTTGGATCAAGACTGTGTAGACGCTAGTATTCTATTTATGATAGACACCCTTATAAATCATTATGGTCTGGATGAGACTGAGAACCGAATCTTATACGCCACTGAAACTTTTTGGCAGTCAGATGAGAACTTTAAGCCCCCTAATAGGAACCTTATAACAGCTCGTGTTAGCGACTTCGCTCTCGGACTGTATCAAGAGGCTTTAAAGTTCTCTAATGACTTTATTGTAGCTCCAATGGCTAGGCAACTTGCCGAATTTATGCACAATCCTGAATATGTTCATGAAAGGGCTACTGTGAGGATGATATTTTCATTTGTTTTGACTGTCCAAGCTATCAGGTTTATGACAGGGAAAAAGAAGAAAAAGACTAAATCTAGCGTTGAACCCCAATCTTTCAATTTGGGAGACAAGATGGCTAGAAATAAATCTGTTAACAAATGGACGAATGATCAAGACTTTAAAGGACTTAAACCCCAGATGGGCTGTTCAGCTGATAAAGGCGGCTATGATCGTATGTTGAAAATTTTCAATAACAATGTTTGGACAATGAAAGTGGAATCGCTTGAGTTTCCAGGAGAATTTGTTAAGTGGGGTTTAGTTACCTTTGTTAAAGGTCGGCTAGCTCTAATGCCATACCACTTCGTCACTAAAGTAGGATTTTATATGCTTAATGAGGGAGCCTTGGCCATGGTTAATTTTTCTCGTGCTGAGAAACCCAATATCAACTACTCATTTCCTATGCAGGATTTGTATGCTGAACTTGAGCGTGTAGGAATGAGTGTCTTGGATGACATACGTTCTTCTAGTGTTAGAATTAACAATGGTGACCTAGCTCTGGTCCGAATACCCTATGGTCAGCCTGCTGCTGATATAATTTCGGTATTTGGTAAACTAGATCAATCAGAATTTATTCGTACTAATCTCCACTTTAATTTGTGGGGATCTCACGAAGGCAGAAGGGAAACCCTTACGGGTTATGCCACTGCTATTGATGAACCTCGTTTAGTTTCACCCGACTGGTGTGACAATTTTTATCTTAGGCAGGGTTACAAGTATCCGAATGAGACTAATTTGGGTGATTGTGGCTCCCTGTTTGTTATTGTTAATTCGGCTCGCGCCGAGAAAATATTCGGAGTTCATGTAGCTGGTGGAGGTTCTGAACCTCACGGTTATGCTCAATCTGTATGTCAAGAAGATATTTATAGCAAGATGTCGGAATTGTATGAGGATGTTGTCATTGACGTTGTTTTACCAGACATGGTATTACCGCAGAATGGCACATTTGTAACTGAGTCCAATTGTCTTACTATTGCTCAATTACCTCCTAATATGATACCAACTAGAGTTTTCTATACTGATATTCGTAAATCTTTGTTGTATAACATGGTTTCACCTACTCAACAAGCTCCGGCTAGTTTGAAGGTTCACTATGTTGATGAAGTGAAGATTGATCCCTGGGAGAAAGGTTTAATGAAGATTTGTCAAAATTCTCTTTATATTCCCCCTCAAATTGTAGCTGACGCTGCAAATAGTTTGGAATGCAAGATCCTTGCTGGTGTGCATAAAATTAAACCTTTCTTGCTTACTGTTAGAGAATGCTTATTTGGAGTTCTCGAAGTGCCTGGTATGCGAGGCGTTACCCGTTCTTCTAGTGCGGGTTTTCCTTACACTATTCCGGGTCAAAGGAATTTTAAGAAGGAGATTTTTTCTTTTCCTGATGGTTCGAAAGCCCAGGATAAAATCATAGCAGAGTTTGAAGAAGTTATAGCTGATCATATTCTTGATCTTCGTAAGGGTCGTCGACCCTTCTTCACGAATGTAGCCCATCTTAAGGATGAGCGTAGACCGATAGGTAAGAGTGCTAGACTTTTTAGTGCTGGTCCTTTTGAACTATTGATCTTGAATATGATGTATTACGGTTCTTTTGTTGCCTTTTTTATGGCTAATAGGATTACCAATGGTAGTGCTGTGGGTGTTAATCAGTATTCTCGTGAATGGGATGTTATTGCTCGTGAACTGCTTAAGTTTGGTAATGTTACGAATATAGGAGCCGGTGATTACTCCGGTTTCGATGGTTCGCAACTGCCAGTCATTCATAATGCTATTCATGGTATTATCAAAAGATGGTACAAGGATGGCAATGATGCCATACGTGACCTTTTGTTTTTGGAAGTTACGAACTCCCGAATGATTGTTCATGAGTTTATAGTCGAATGGGATGGTTCACTTCCTAGTGGTCACTATCTTACTATCGTAATTAATACTTTGTACAGTCTGATGAATTTTCGGATGTCTTGGATGATATTGCAATTGCCCATTGATTTATACAACGATAATGTCGTTGATATAGCCGTCGGTGATGACAATGTATTTGCCGTTAATCCCAAGTATGCCGAGACTTTCAATGAAATGACATTGCAAGCTCCTATGGCTGCTCTAGGCATGAATTACACCACTGAACTCAAGGGTGTTGCTACAGTTCCTTTGCGGGAACTGGGAGATGTGGAGTTTTTGAAAAGGAAATGGTCGAGAGATGAAGTTCTCGGCATTTACGTTGCGCCCATTCGCATGGAGGTCATCCTCGATATGTTGAATTGGACTAAGCGTACTAAGTCGTCTGTTACTAGTGAGCAGATTACAATTGATAATGTCGTTATATCATTGAACGAGTTGTCATTACATACCCGGGCTGCTTATTTTGAATGGTATCCCAAGATTCTTGATGCTATTGAAAAGAAACTGCCTAATGCGGTGTATTCTAGGTCTCCTCACATGTCTTATGATATGAGGAGAGGCTTGGTACTCAATGATGAGTCAATAATTTGTTGACTAACCGCCTACCTGTGGAGGTTACAATACGTGGAGCGACAATCTCATACACTTGTCAGAAACAGGATGGTCTGTTCAACCATAAAAACAACAACCCCAATGAAAAATACAACTAACAATATTACGTATCATGTGAAGACTATGCAGTCGGTTCAAGCCCGGCAGACGGTCAGCGTCTTTGGCGCAAAGCGATTTTCCTACCCCCAGATGGGAGTAGAAGAGGTAGTCGGGCAATCGTCCGTTACCGTGTCTGAAGGCAATAAGGCCGTTGCTGCCTCTGCCACCACACAATTTGCTTCTGACGCGAATATCGTCGAAGTAACAAGGCTCTCGCAGACTTCAGTCCCGCGAGACCTTTTTGATCTGAATCACCAATTTAATGTTATGGGTATTCATGATTTTCTCGCCAAACCGTTCCTATTGGCAAATGGTACATTTGGCACAGCAGATGTGGGAACGACTTTTTCTTCCTATGTCATGCCTAACGCTCTTTTGGCTAATGTGATTTATCGCAATAAGCTTAGCGGTTTCCTGGGCTTTCGAGCCACTATGGTTTTCCGCATCGTGATCAATGCCACTCCCTTTCAGCAAGGGAGATATATGGTCGCTTATGTCCCCTATGGGGGCTCTCGTACTACTACCAAAGCCGCGGCTATGGCCGTGGCTTACGCCTACTCATTGGTGCAGAGGACTCAACTCAATCGTATTGAGCTAGATGTCAGTTGTGATACCGAAGGAGTAATGCGTATTCCTTATGACTCCGCTTTGGCCTATTTTCCTTTGGCCTCGCTCAGTGACTCGAATCAATATGGTGCTTTAGGTACAGTGCAGATTTTTCCCTATTCAGCCTTGCAAGTTGTTTCGGGTACTACTACGGTCTCATATGCTCTATATGCCTCTTTTGAGGATGTGGAGCTTGTTGGTGCTGCGATGCCTCAAATGGGTTCTTTATCCGTTGGCGAATCTCGCAAAGCAGGTCAAGGTCCTGTTTCGGCAGTTCTTTCAGCTGTCGCTATGGCATCTCGAGCTTTGATGCCTATTCCCTTAGTTTCATCTTATGCTAAAACAACAGCATGGGCTTTGGATATCTTATCTAATACAGCTAAAGCTTTTGGTTATTGTAAACCTCCTAATCTTGGTCCAAACATGAGAGTTACTCAGGGCTCTGGTTATTATATGGGAAATGTTGATGGTTTCGATCAGGGTATTTCCTTGGCTGCTTCCTCAGAAAACGAAGTGAAGGTTATTTCTGGATTAGGTTCTACTGATCTGGATGAGATGACTTTCGATTACCTTTTGTCTATACCTTCATGGTATCAGACTTTTCAATGGACTACTGCGTTAGCGATTGGTGCTAGTCCTTACAATATTTCCGTTACGCCATCGAATTATTATACCACTCAAACTGTAACAGCGCAGACTGTTGTTAATTTTACACCTGTGTGTTTTGTTGCGAGTCATTTCCAGTTTTGGAGAGGTTCCCTCATTTTCAAATTTAAATTTGTCAAGACATCTTTTCACAGTGGTAGATTATCTTTCGATTTTTACCCTGAAGAGTATAAATCGAATGTTATCTCCACCACATATGCTGGAGCTCCTTATGTTCATCGTCAGATTGTTGATATACGAGAGTGCAATGAAGTTACTATTGAAATTCCTTATGTTAATTCTTCTCCTTATTTGGAGAATGCTAGTCCTACTGGTTATTTGGTCATCCATGTGGTTGATCCTTTGATTGCAACAGGAACAGTTGCTACTACTATTGATATCCTGTGTGAAGTCTCAGGAGGAAAGGATTTTGAGGTTGCTGTACCTGTTTCAGGTGGTTGCTATGTGCCTTGTGCTGGACTTACTCCTCAAGCAGGAAATGTTTGTGAGATTGTTAACGACACTATAGGTTCCACATCTTCTCATCCATCTGGTACTGTGATGGCAGAATTGTGTATTGGGGAGAAAATTGTTTCTTTTCGTTCTCTCCTCAAAGCATTTCATCCTATAACCACTGCTTCCGCACGAGCAGCTGCCGCTACTGAATCTTTGGTTCCTTTTGCTATGAGTTTGAATTATTACACTGGTGCTACGTGGTATTTGGCTGAGGATTCAGGAGACTTGTACACTGTGATCTCTGCCCTCTTTCTGTATCATAGAGGTGGAATGAGATTTAAGAAAATTGTCTCAACCTCTGGTACTTATTTAACGCAATCTTTGAATAGTACGACCACTTTTGCTAGTGGTTTGATTAGAAGAGCCGCTACTGATTATAACGGAGCATCGAAGGTCAATCCCTCTATGGGGAGATTTCAAATTACCGATGCTTCGCGTGAGAAAGTTATTGAATTTTCAATTCCACAGTATTTACCTAAGCACTCTCGAGTCGTTTACGACGTTGCTTGTGGATCTACTAACAATGTTTATTATGGTTTTGATAATGCAGGTGTGGGATCAAATCAGTATATAGTCACTGTGATAATGAATGCACAAGCTGTTACTTCCTCTTCCACATTTAATACCGCTAACTTTAGAGCTGGTGCTGATGATCTCCAATTTGGAGGATTTATTAGCATACCACCTATGGTTGCCGTATCCCCTCC